TTCTCGCGGAATGGGAATTTATCCTGAATCTCCCAATATGAGAAATTGAGATACTCGTCAATCTCGTCGTTGGTGAGATCGGGGTCATCTTCCTCGATGCCGAGCGGCTTGCGAACACCCTTTCGTAATGTCGTAAGGTCAATCGTCATCTTCTGCACTCAGCGATGATTGTCACGTAATCTTCAGTACCTCTTTCGTGAATCTCAACTTTTGCCTCGACCGGATTAGATAGGTCGAGTTTATGTTCGCCGTTTGAAAGCTGGTAGCTGGAATCGCCAACCAGGAGGCTTAGGATACTGTCGCGGAGTCCCTTCACCCTTACAACCCAACTACCAGCTTTCAGTCGGACGTTAGCACCTTCTCTGCAAACTTTAGGGGCACCGATTAGAAGTGCTGCCATGATATCTCCTACCTGCGGGGATCGCCTTTGATGTAATGTACGATCACCAACTTGCTGAGAGTTGATGTTCCGCCAGTGTTGTTGATCTGATCGTCAGCATTGATTTTGAACTCTGACGTCAGGTCAGCAATACCACTGAACGTGTTCGGCACACCCTCAGTAAGACCGAAGGCGACCACTGAGACAAGCTGATCAATCTTCTTGATACCAGGAAGAGCAATGTTGCCAGCTGCCGCGCCAGCAACTAACTTGATCTTCAGATTTCTTGCATCGCTGCTTACCGCCATGAGANCCTCCCGATTAGGTGGGAGAAGCGCCAGCCCATCCTCTCCAGTCAACNACCCAGATGAGGAAACGCATGGACGCCTTGAACTTCGCCACGTCGGTATCGAAATCGTACGTGTCATCGAACTCAATGGCGCGCTTGATCAGNAGCCACGCGTCATTCAGCTTCGAGCTGATGAGGAAATACGACTTCGGGTTCGTCTTGTAGTGCGACACGACCATCGTCGGTTTCGGCATACGACGACGGATCGTGTTGTCCGTGTTATCGGCAGTGAACGGTTCCAGAGCCGAGTTCCAGATCTGAAGTGCGGTGTTGTAATCACCAGGATTGTTGCCAACTACGAGCGTATCTGGAAACGCTCTGATCGGGTCGCCGTTCTCGTTGCGGAGAACTTGGAACAGATCGAAGATGGCATTGATTCCGGTGACGGACAGCGCAACATCAGCAGCGGGCCTGTTCGCGACGGTCAGGTTGCTGTTGAGCAGCGTGTGCGCTGTGTGAATCAGCGGCAGGTTATCGATGGTTCTGAAGAAATTACCCGTGAACGCGTCATCGAGCAACGCGGCCGCGCGATATTCCAGCGTGAGGCGACCAGCTTCCGCCAGCCACTTCGAACCTTGATTCGCCTTGCCGTACTTGTCGTCCTCGGTGGTGCGACGGGTGATCATGAATCCACCCGCGAACTCCTTGTCTACACCAACCACCTGAGGACCGAAGACGGGGTCTTCATAGATGATTGGCTCGCCGTCACCGCGCTCATAGAGGCGATTCAGGCCTGTCATGATTGTCGCCCGCACTTCGGGCTCATCCATCGTTCCGGTGTTCAGGAAGTCAGGGTATTCTGGATCCCACTGATCCCACTGGTCACGGAAATCACGCCGCAATCCAGGACGGAACAGCAGGTTGGTAGCGCCTTGTGTCAGCACTTGCTCTCCCTGTGTGTCGTTTAGATGCTAAACGTGATTTACGGACGCGCGAGATTCGCTTCGAGGAACTTGAACAGGAACACGTTGCCGCCGTTCAGGTCAACGTCGGTAATCTGAATGCGGGTGTTCACCGCATCAGAGAAGTCGATGACCCAATCGTTTCCAACCTTTGCAACTCCGTACTTCTCGCCGATGTGAGTCAGGAGAGGCACAACGGGATCAGTTCCACCGTTGACACCTCTTCCCGAAAACTGCGTATCACGATCGGCAATCGCTACGGATACTTCTTGTACCCGTCCGGTGGTGACTGTGACCTGAGCCGAGTTCGGAACTCCATAACCTGGCTTGGAATCACAGTCTTCCAACGCGACACCGAGAATGGATGCTGGATCAGCAGCGCACTCTACGATTTCGCCGTTGACGTTATCAACGACGAGGGCACCTTTCTTGAACACCTGTCCCGTCGCATACTGCATCGACTGTCCCTGAGGCACAGTCTTCTGATTGCGCGCGGGCTGAAAGCGTCTGCCCATGTTGGATTACCTTGTGACTGTCGGTTTGGTTTGAGCGTCCACTTCCTGCAATGCCGCAGCAATTTGCTCTTTGCGAGCACCCCGCGTCTTGCTCTCAGTGAACGTAGGGATGTCGACACCGCTCTCGCCNTTCACNTTTTCCTCGAACTCCGTTTCCTCTCTCGATTTGCGAGGATTGTTNGTTCTGAGGAATTGCTCATGGCGTATCTCGTCGATCAACTCCTTATTTTCACGAGATGTAGTCATGAAAATAACGTCGCCGACGACAGCCGACCCACTCCCGTCATTGTGTAAAGCGCGAGAGGTCGCAAACTCACGGTCTACCTCGAAGCCAAGCGTTTCTAAACGATGGATTTCGAGTGGATCATTACGAACCCACTCCCCATGCTTATCGGGGGGAAGAGGGACATTCAGTCGATCAGAGATCAAACCCCGATCGAGTAATACGCCGAGTCTCGCTTTCCGCTTCGCCCTTTCTTCAGGCGTCATCGGTGACGAGGCTTCCTTCTTCTGCTCAGGAAGTGGAGGCTGCTCGGTTCCCTGCATGATAATGGCATCTTTCGGCTTGTCGTAGTCGCGGACAGGCGAACTGTCATCTTGAACTGTAGCTTGTAGCTGCTGATTGTCCATTCCCTTGTCGGGCTCAGCCTTCCTCTCTGCTGCGGAGGGTATCGGAGTTCCTGCGTTCGGAGCGGTCACTTATTTGTCCCCCGAAGGCACGAACTTCGCCGTGGCAACTTGTGAAGGAGGAACATCGAGCCAGAAGAGATACTCTTCGTGAGACATCTTGTTCTCACGACGAAGTCTCTCTTCGTTCTCGGTGAGTGGACGAAGAACTTTCTTGCCGTTTCCTGCTGATGGTGCCGGAGGCGATGAGGGCCTCATATGTGCTGGTTGAGTAGACACGCGCGGAGCCGAATTAGGGTCAGGATTTGGGTTTGGAGCACGAGGAGCTGGTGCCGACGAGCCAGGCAGAAGTCCCATCGTTTTCAAACCGATTATCTGTACGACGATTCCCTGCATCGTCATTTCGTTCAGCTGGCCAGGTTGCAGCTTCGACACCGCGTCGTCAATCCCACGATCAACGGCATCATCCCAATACGGAGCGAAGCGAGGATCAGCTTTGAGTTGTGTCTTGAGCCGACCCGCTACACCCTGGCCTTTCATCTCGTTCACGAAATCCAACAGCGGCGCGACAGTTTCTTTCAACGCATCACCAACGATTCTGCGAGTTGCAGACATTGGATCGTTGTAGAACTCTTGTCTCGCGACTGCGGGGTCAGGTGGTGGCGGAGCTGGCTCTTCACGAGTTGGCTTCGCTGTCACCTGAGCGTTCAACTGCGATATGGTTCTATTCTGCTCGCGCAGAGTGTCTTCGAGAATACCGATGTAACGTGCGTTCCGTGCAGCTTCGCCTTCTGGTTCGCCGTCAGTGCGACCATCCGAGGGGTTCGGATTCGGATTCGGCGGCGGCTCGTGGGATGCCCCCGACGAGTCTGGTGAAGGTGGTGGATTCGGAGGATCCTTCTCTGAGCGTATTGGCGTTCCCATCGTTTACCTTTCCTGAGTGAGTTTGAGAGTATATATTCTCTACAACTTCTAATCCTAGGCGTAAGCCTTTGACCATGCCGCGTCTCTCATAGGCATCATTGGGCCCCGAGAAACCGACTAGTTGCTCCGTTACCAATTTGTCGAGACGGCGGAATACTAACAGGAGAGTTGACCACTGTGGGTATTTGACCAACTCCGTTAGCTCCGTTATTTGCTCCGGGCTGAGTTCCAGCTGCTGCAATTCCATTTATCATATCCTCGATTTCTTTGACAACGATACGATCAATGTTCCGAACATCGTAGGCTTCGAGTATTTGACGCATTGCCTCCGACGCTGCGAACATTCCCTTTTGAATGATCGTCTGCATTAACTGAGGATTACCAGTCGGCTGAGCCAGCATCAGCAGACCTTCGTAATACTGCTGCATCAGCGGAGCAAGCTGTACCCAATTCTGGCGTTCCAACAATTTATTCTGTTGTTGTCCAGCGGCTTTTAATCTGACAACAATGTTATCCTTGACGAGGCCAGCAGGAAGTTCGAAGAAAGATTGCACTCTCTTACCACCTGCGTCCACATCGTAAAATGCGAGGCGCCGAGGACCAAACTGATGAATCGTCGCCACGATGTCCATGATACAATCGTTCGTGAACTCGGTGAAGTTCTGATATATAAAGTCGAACTTCTTATTTCCTTCCTGAATACGCGCGAGGTCGGAGGTCGCTGTTCCAGGCGTACCAGCTTGCGGCATTCCGAGTTGTGTTTCGGAGATACCTGTACGCTGCTGAGAGTAGAGAAGTGTACCTTGCTCGTTGTTATATGACGAAGGATAGATTTCTCCCATCTGGAAGGAATCAACATCATCCTTGTTGTCAACAAACCACATCTTCCCAGGAAAGATCGGTTCTTTCGGCCCGTATCCAGAGAGCTTCGCAATCTTGAACATACGGGTATTGACGATTGTAGCATTGTCTAATCTTTGCCTATGCTGAGTCGTGACCTCCTTTTGGAATTGCTCGTTTTGTTTGCAAATGCCGAGTCCACGCCATCTGAACTCAACAGGGAAATACACACCAGTACGATACGGCCGTCTGAGATCACTATGCCAATTATAACGAATCGACATAAATGTTTTCGACGGTCTATGATAATGGACAACGATTTCCTTGTCACGACCTGACTTGTCAACGTCGAACGCCAGCCACAATTCGACCCAATCAATCGTACGGGGCCACGCAGGTTCAGTATGTTCGAGTTGTTGCTGATTTCTGTCGAACTTCTTACCACCTTCTTGGCCCATGCCTGTGTCGCCGTTCGTTATCCAGGCGTGTAAACCTACGCGAGATTCGATCGGCGTAATACCATCGTTGGCAAGTTCAGTTGGACGCTCTGTGATGGTGTATTGCCTGAACATACCACCACGTTCGAGCATCATGATTTCGTAAGGCGAACCTGTATGTTCTTCTCCACACCAAGGTGAAGTTTGAGGATCTTTTGCACTGTGTGGCATGAGGAAACGTGCATCACTCACACCATCGAATGTTGCGCCATCCTTCACTACGACATCAAACTCTTCCTCCTGATCGCCAACCTCACGAACAGCAGTTTTTACTTGTTTCTCGTAACCTGTCTTTCCGATCATGGTTCCGTATTTTTCCGCCGACAAATAACAATCACCCATCGGCTGACGGATACGTATGGCGTCTAAGAGTTCCACGTCCATGAATCTTTCAAGAGGCCGCTCGACATCCTCCCAAGAATCTGACAACGATTCGGCTGATACGAGTTGCTTGAAACCGAAACGCGTAGTCATGTTGCGCGAATGGATAGCCTCAATAGCAATCGCACTTAATGGGATTACTATGTTGGCTGCTCCGGTGAACGGGAAGGTTAGCTTCGCCTCAGAAGGCGTTGCCCAATAATCACGCTGCCAGCGCATCAAGTCGTCAATGTGCCGACCGCGCTCCCCATAGTGATTACTGAGTTCCGTCTCGATATACGAAGCTAACCTCTCCTCTGTATCTGGATCGAGGAGGAGTTCCCGAGGATATGTCACTTAGAGCGAACCTCTGCCATTGAAGTCGTGTTCTCTCAATTCGCTGTCGCCACCGAGGTCGATCTTCTGAATCTGATTCGTGACCGATTCGTGTGTGGCAACAGCAGTCGAGAATTGTACGAGCACGCACTTCACGATGTCACCAAAGGCAACACCATCTGTGCCGAGATAGCTCGTGACAGAACCTGTCACCGCAGCGACGAAGAACGCCACAGTTTTGGGATACTTCTTGACGAATGGGATTTTTTTGAGCGCTGAAACTACAACCGAGATAATCGGCCCTGCTGCAACACAGGCTAGTGATGTGTCCATACTCTCCTCTCAGTCGATTGCGGAATAACCAGTCTCGACATCTCTATCTTCAGTTCCATCTTGTGCAGTAGAGGCGTCTTGACCGATTCTGCCTCCAGAACCTGGCGGGAAACCCTTTTGCCAGACTTCTGGGCCGTACGCGAGCGCATCTAGGATATGAATATCCTTCGATTTGCCCCATGTATCAATTTCTTTCTCAAGTTCAAGCTGATTTTCGTTGAAAAAGAACTGATTTCCAGCGAAGTATTGTTCAAGTCCAGCGATTCTGTCGTCTTTGCTCTTCTTTTTGGTATAAACTGGGTAAACTTTGAAGCGAACTTGCCTTCTTTTCATCTCAGTACCCCACCAAAACTCGAATGTGGAGGCAAAGAGATCACTTTCAACTGCTACAAGACGAGGTTGCCAACGAACAACCTGTTTGAAAACCAATTCTGTGAGTTCTGGAGCCTTCATCTCCAGCCTCAAAGCTACTAAGGCGAACACTCTTTCGAGATGATCTTCACCAGTTACTACTAATCCACCTGACCGACCCAAACCAGGGTCAATCAAGATGCAGATGTCGAGGTCACGAACGCTGACAGCGGATTGTTTACCGCCATCAAACACTACGAAATCGTTTAGACCTCTCCAATAAAAGTAATGCTTGTACTCTTTCTTGAAGCCAGCTTCACCCTCATCGGGGTCATTCAAATATTGAGCATTGTAGATTCTCTTGTTCTTCTTGAGAATCTCTAACGACTCTGGCGTGAACTCTTCTGGAAAGGTGATTTCTTTCTCACCCGTCGCAGGATTCACTTCTTCGATTTTGCGGCGATAAACGACTAACTGATTACCGTATCTTTCCTCTGCGTGTGCGTAGATATCGTCATGGCTGTAACGAGTACCTACGAGGTCGAGAGTATCTTTCTTGAATGTTGAGAAGAATGACTGGATGTTATCAAACCAATCTTTAACAGTCTCAGCTTCAGCCAGAGAATCACGAGCCTTGTCACCAAAAATATCGTCTAGTGCGATACGATTGTAGTGACGACCTTGTGACTTTCCACCTACGCCAAGAGTGTCGATTGTGGGCTCAGGATTGCCAGTGATGTTACGAGGCAACTCCAATTCCCATTTGTTAATACGTTGCTTCCGAGGAGAGGGTATAGCCTCAGGAAACAACGCCTGCAATAGAGGGTTAGCGATAAAATGATTCGTTATCGCGTAAAGGAATCTCGCTGACCCTTCATGTGTCTCATGTCCAATCAAACACCTACAATCTACGCCGAGTGATGCAGGCCACGGCAGCGGCGAAAGATCTAATTCAGTCGGGTTTTCAATCCACCATCCATCATACTTCAAATCTTCTTCGTCAACAGGCAAAACAGTTTGAATCGTCTTGCCGATAGTCAGAATCGTTGATTTGAAGTTACCGCGTGCCAACAGGTATTCGTGAAACCGATCGTTTTCCGTTCTGCGAACTTGCGCGCAGAGGTTTCCATGAAGATTAGGTGATAAGCGAGTGTTTCCGAGAATCGCATAGCAGAGGAAGAAGAGATCGCGCTTCGATCTAATTCTGAGCTGATGTACGTTTGTCTTTGTGAACTTTGCACGCTCTTCTTTCCTCTTCTTTTCAGTCTCCTTCAGTATTTCTTCATCAAGCAACCGCTCAACCATCGTGTCTGTAACATAAACTTCTTCACCCTTCTCGTTCTTGAGCGATTCTCCTGTCGATGTCTTTATCGGAGGCGGGAGCATTGATTTCGCGAGCCTTGTTAGCCGCTGACATTCCGGCGTTTAGTTGATCAAGCAAAGCAGCGGGAATTCCGCCAAAGAAGTTGTTCTGTTGATTAAAAGGATGCTGAGGAGGTGCGCCATTGCCACCACCCTTCAAATAACCAGTGCCTTTCATTACTTCTAAGCCGCGATCAATGATGGCTAGAGGCGACTTGTTAAAGAGGTCGTCGTCGTTTATGAGAGTTTCGAGTCTTTCCGCCGTTTTCTGTGCAACCTTCTTGAGAAGGCTTGGAACGTCCTCGAGCGTGCGTTCGCGCATCTTCGCGAGGATCTTGTCCTTCAGCTCCTTTGCTTGCGGGAGATTCAGAACATTCGATACGTGTTCCGGTGTGTACTTCAGCATTAGGGCGATCTCCTTGTTTGATCGACCAAGTGCCGAGTACGCCACCATCCTCTCGTATTCTGGACGCCAACTTTTTGCGACCCATTTCGTCAGCCTTGGGCCTTTCGTTTCGTAAGCTCTTGCAGTCATAATTTCCTCTCGTAGCGATACACAACTACGAGAGTTTCGAGAGGTTACTTGATCGGCTTGTTTTCTCCAGCGGGCTCCTCAGACTTCACGCTTGACGAAGGCGCAGGAGAACTAGCTGATGGGCGACCAGTGCCTGTACGCATTTGCGTGTCAGACACATTCGCTTCAGCGCCAGTAATCTGAGCGCTCTTGATCTGAGCAGCCGTATCCTTCGCCTGTTTAAGGCGTGGTTCGTCACGAGCTACCTGCTCCTGAGGAGACTTGGGAACATCCTTCACAATCTCAGGATCAACTCCGGCGCGTGCCGCCTGTGCCGCCAGCTCCTCTTCTGAGGGTGGGACGAACGCGAGGGTTCCAGCTTGCCCCATCTCGAACTTCTCTTGATCTTGCTCGTAGCGAGGATCGCTGGCGATTCGCGCATCAGCTATGAGCTGGTTCTCGATGTGTGCTGAGGCTGCGCCGAGTGCTGCGGCAGCCGCCTGAATACTCGCTGTTGATGCAGGAGCTGGCCCAGGCTTCCGCTCGTGTGGAGGAACCGGATGATTCTTGACTTCTTGTGACGCCGACGGTGGCCGCGTCTCAGCGCCGTACTTCTCTTGAAGCGACTTCAGCTCATCGACTGTCTTTTGGGCCTCTTCAGCCGCATCTTTGTGAGCTGGTTGCTTCTGACCAGGTTCACCTTGAGCGGCACGAGACTTGAGAATCTCGCGGCCCTTCTCCGCACGCTCTTTGATGTCTGCCATCATCTACCCCTGTGAGATGTACGAATACCACGCGCCTGCTTATTTAGCCGACTCGTGTTCGCTTGGATTTGTTTCTGCCAAGCACCCTTCTTGACGCGAGGCGTCAGAACGGGACGACCTTTACGAAACGATGGTTTGCGAGCCATTACGATGCCACAGGTGCGGTTTGAGAACTTCCGAAAATCACAGGACAGCTCGCGACGCCAACTGTCTTACGAGCACGAACCTTGTTGTAGCCAGGATTGAAAGCGTAGACAATGCCAGGAGCTGCAATGTTTGCCGCTCCAACATCAGTACCTGCTGCCTTGACGTTGAGAGCAATCCAGTCTGCAGCTGCAACAGGATCGTCAGCCATCGTGCCTTCAATCACGACTGTTCCTGCGCCGCCAGCAAGCATCTGTGCTACGAGGTATCCATAAGCGTCATCGGATACTTCGAGCATGATGTTGTCACCGACTGCGGCGAGGTCTTTCTTTGCGCGCATGGTAGCCGCCTATTTTTGAGTGACGGTGACGCGTACCCAGTCTTTTGGGTCGCCGTGAGCAGCTTTGCGATTGGGATTTGCATGACCTTCGAGGAGAATCAGAAAGTCCTGCTTTGGTGAGTCGTCTGACCCTTCTGGATCACCAACGACTGCTGACGCGACAACATCCGCCGCGATTCGCTTCATCTGATTGACTTGATGACCTGTATCGATATCCATCCCATTATCAGGATGCAGGTCGTCAAGCATCTGTTGAAGCGAGTTGTACGTTTTCTTCCAAGTGGACATCTTTCTGTTTCTCTCGATAAGAGATAGAACTTGCAGTGACTGAAAGATAATATGATACGATTCCACACGCAAGAGGACGTGAAATCCAGCGCTCGTGGATATGGACGCGAAAACCATCTCCACGTGGCGTGGGTTGATTGGCCAAGAATAATAGTTATAACTCACATTTACCAGCTAAACGAGATTACATATAAAAGAATGA